CGGCATCCGAGCCGCCTGTGGGGATCAGCACCGACCCATCGTGGTATGAGTGCAAGTTCTGCGACTACCACAGCATCTGCCACGGCACTGATGTCCCAGCCCCAACTTGCCGATCTTGCGCCCACGCCACACCTGAGATGGATGGCAAAGCCCGTTGGAGTTGTGCAGCCCATCAGAAAGACCTGCCAGTAATGAAGCAGCGCACTGGGTGTAACTCCCACCGCTACATACCGATATTGCTTGCCAAGACAGCGCACCCTGTTGACATGGTTGGTGACGCAGTGGTGTACCAAATGGGCGACAAGCAGTTTGTCAACGGTGACCCTGCAATTGATGTGGCACACCTTGCCAGCGCTGAGATACACGCTTGCAAAGACAAGGCCGCGCTGGTGAATGAGTTTGTGACTGACCTACGCAAGGAATGGAAGGGCAAGTTTGTATGATCTTGCGTGACTATCAGTCCCGCGCAGTCACCGACCTATTTGACTGGTGGACAAAGCACCAAAGCAACGCCGACATCCCGCTGCTGGTGCTTCCGACCGCCGCAGGTAAGTCGGTGATCTGTGCCGAGATTGTGCGCCAAATGTGGGATCAGTGGCCTGACTACCACCCCCGCACGGTGGTGCTTGTGCCATCTAAAGAGTTGGCAGAGCAAAACGCTGCCAAGCTGCAAGCCCTGCTGCCTGACCGCATTCATGTGGGGTTTGTCAGCGCAAGCCTGGGCAAGAAGCAGCACCACGCCGATGTGATTGTCGCCACCATTGGCAGCATCCACAAAAGCGCCCACCTGTTGGGTGACATCAAGTGCGTCATCATTGACGAGGCGCACTTGGTAGACACCAAAGCACAGGGGATGTACCGCAGCTTTTTGTCCAAGTTGGGCGAGATTTGCCACTTTCGTACTGTGGGCATGACCGCCACGCCGTTTAGGGGAAATCAGGTTTGGCTGACTGACGGTGACGATCCGCTGTTTACTGGGATTGCCAGCCGAGTGTCAATGCGTGAACTGCTTGATGCCAAATTTATCGCCCCCCTCGTACCGCCAGCCGCCCCAATGCACATCCGCATTGATGCGAGTTCAGTCGGCATCTCCAATGGGGACTACAAGGTTGGTGAGTTGTCAGATGTGGTCGAAAAATACTTGTCACAGGTAGCCGTGGAAGCCACCAAACTGGCATCTGACCGCCTTAAATGGATAGCCTTTACACCTAGTGTCAAAAACGCCGAAAGCCTCTCAGACCGCCTCAATTCGTTGGGTGTTTTAAGTGAGGTGGTGTGCGGTGAAACGCCGCCCAAAGAACGCGCCGACCTAATCCGAGACTTTAAGACTGGCGACATCCGCTGCCTTGTGACCGTCTTGGCCTTGTCGGTGGGTTTTGATGTGCCTGATGTGGATTGCATCCTGTGGTGCAGGCCAACCAAGTCGCCAGTGTTGTATGTCCAAGGCATGGGTCGAGGGACTCGCATTGCTGACGGCAAAGATGACTGCTTGGTGCTTGACTTCACCGACACGGTGGAACGCTTGGGGCCAGTAGACACGATTAAAGGGCGAGCCAAGCGCACGGGTGGGCCGCAAGAAGCCCCATTTTGCGTTTGCCCTGATTGCGGAGAGCGCAACCTAGCATCGGCACTGGTCTGCACCGCCTGTGGCGCAATCATCAGAGAGCCAGTCGCTGAAGTCAAAGATGTGAAGGTGTCCTACGCCGCGCTGTTGTCTGCCCAGTCAGCCGAATTGATTTGGCACGATGTCAGTCGGGTGGACTACAAGCTGCACCGCAAAGAAGGCAAGCCTGACAGCATGAGGGTGGACTACTACGATGGCCTGTTGCGCTGCGCCAGCGAGTGGGTGTGCTTTAACCACATGGGTTATGCCAGGCAAAAGGCAGAGAACTGGTGGTTTGCACGCGAGAGAGGCTACCACCCACGGGGTGTGGATGAAGTGTTGGAATGGTTGGAAACCAACACAATCAGACAGCCAGCCAAGATTGCAACACGCCGAAACGGAAAATTTACAGAGGTAAAAGAATATGAATTTGATCGAATTGAACGCCATCAAGACACACTTGAAGCAGCAGCTAACGCAGCTTGACAAAATACAAGTCAATTGCCAAACCTGTACAAAATTACAGTCAGGGGTATGCCAAGAATTTACAGCCAAGCCACCGAAAGAGTGGCTGACGGGCATGGTTGACTGCAATGTGTGGGAGTGGGACTCTATCCCCTTCTAGCGGTATGCTAGAATTTATACTCAATCAACGAAGGAGCATAACCATGACAACCGAGTTTAGAACCATGACAACCGAGTTTAAGGATGACTTATTAGCCGATGAGCAAAGCCCCACCGTATTCGAGATGATGTGGGACAGTGCCATGACGTTTTTTAAGTGCGTTGGCGTGTTTGCGTTTATCTGCTTTGCCATTGGCTACTTTAGTGACACCAAAGCGCAAACCAAGCAGTGCGAACCCAGTAAAACAGTTTTAGCAAGGAGCATATTCAAATGAACAATAAAACAGACCCGCAAGCGGCATTTCCCGATGAATACCAAAATGGCATGACCCTGCGTGATTACTTTGCAGCCAAGGCTATGACATGGTTTCTTACCGCATTAGAAAATGAAGCCATAGTAGAAGACCGTGCTTTACTGCGCCAGTTTGCAGCAGAATCGGCATATCGAATGGCTGACGCAATGATGAAAGCGAGGGAAGCATGAACCAAGAACTAATCGACATGGCTAGAAAAGCAGGCATGGCTGGTTTTGATGGTGTTGTACACGCTGCGTTTCAACTTGAACACTTTGCCGCCCTAGTAGCGGCAGCCGAGCGTGAGGCGTGTGCAAAGGTGTGTGAAGATTTATTTGACCCTCGATGGCGAAGTGAGCATAACGCAGCATCCCAATGTGCCGAAGCAATCAGAGCAAGAGGAGAAACAAAATGAACCACTTAAAGAACACATGGGAATGGTTGAAAGACCACTACACAATGCCGACACCGCTGGAGATGATTAGCCATGAGTTAGTTGACGCACAGCGTAGCAAGTTGCGCCACGAGAGCGCACAGGAGTATCACGCAGCCATTGTTGCCTATAACGCAGCACGGATTAAGCGCCTTGAGGCACGGCTTGCCAAGCAGGAGGTGGTGGAATGAAAGATGCGTTTTATAACTGGAGGCCAAAAACAGACGAAGACGATGACATCCAAGTTTATCAACGCCCTTGGGTAGGGCTGACGATTGAAGAAATAGCGGCTTGCTGCATGGAATCTACAACAACACAGTTTGAGTTTGCCCAAGCCATTGAAGCCAAACTCAAGGAGAAGAACACATGAGCAAACTCAAAACAGCAACCATCCCTGACCACCACAAGGTACAGGCAAAGGCTACGCTCAACGAAGCGATTGATGAAGAGCCTGACACCGTAATTGTTCTGTGCTTTTGGAAAGACCGAGGGCAGTTCAAGATTAAGACAAGCACGTCATCAGACCGACTTATGATTATCGGCGCATTAGAAGAAGCCAAACTTAAATTTCAGATGGATGGATATGTATGAATCAAAAACTTTCAACAGCAGACTATGAGGCATGGTTGGCAAGTCCACTGACCAAAGCCCTCAAGCAGTCACACCAAGACGAGGTAGACGCAATCGTCAAAGACTCTGACAGGGCGTTTGATCTGCTACGCCGAGCAGAAACGGAGATGCGCTACGCAGGATGGACAAAGTACGAGGCTGACAACAGCGCAAGAAATGGCGTGTATGAACAGATTAAACATTTTCTGGAGAAACCACAATGATTCTGAAATCACAATCTATGCGCTTTGTCATGGCAACCATGATGGATGTTGAACATGAATGGCAAACCAGCAAGTGGATAAGGATACAAAATGACCATTAAATTAGTAGTTAACTTTTGCGAAACGCCTAAAACAACCCATGAAATTGAAGAAGCTGGCATCTCGCGCCATGCCATTTACAACGCCGTGCGTAAAAACCAACTGGTGAACCTGCGACCAGGTCGCAAGGGCTACACCGAGTGTGGGCTGTTTGTGGCTACCGAATCAAAGAACAAGCAGCAGAACAACAATGATGGCCTGTTGGCACTGCAAAATGCCTGGAGGTAATGTGAGCGACTTACCTAACTTTGCGGCATGGTCACACGAGAACCTTGCCCAGTTCTCCATTGATGCCTACCGCAAGATGCAGCAGCAACAGGAAACCATTGAGCAGTTACAGGGTGACTTTAAGGACGCAATGTGCGAGTTACGCAAATTGTCTAGTTCCAGCCTTATCAATAATTAACACTTGGCGTTTAGGCTCTGCGTTTGGTTCGTTTGTAATACTAATGTGTGTCCATCGGTCAAATTCACGAATTAACTGCTGGTAAGGTAAACCCGCAGCAATGACTGCACGGACTACCTCATCGGGGGTCATACCGGGTACTCGGATGTCAGCCGCGCACCCCTTACGATGTTGGCTGGAGTCTTTGCTTCCGACTGCATCATTGACCTGTTTACTGCGGAAGGCAGAGTTAATCATTACAGGTTTGCCGCCAATGGCTTCTTTTACCTGCTCCAGCAGTTGCGCCAGCCGTTGCAGGTTGCTGATTTCCGCTTGGGTGGGTGAGTTGTCAAACTCGCGGTGGTCGGTGACGGTTAACTCGTCAAGGGTAAAGTGTTTACTTAGATGGCTCATTTTTTACCTTTCATGTCGGCTAATTTCTCAAGCGTTCTGCCGCCAAAATACGCACCCATTACAAGCATCCCCCACTGCCCAAGCAGCGTAACGTAAGACTCGGAAATCTTAAAGCCGAAGCCGTCCAGAATAGCCAGTGTGAGGTAAGCGGTCAGGATATACACCAAGGTCATTGGGCGCACATTTTTAGAC